AGCGGCGTGGTATCGCTGGTACATGCGGCGCCTGGCCGAGCGGCCCGCCAACATCGCCTTCGCGCTGACGGGCGATGATCGCCTTGCCCGATGTCTCATTGCTATGCGCGCCAAGGCTCGGGTCATACAGCCCTGTCGTCGCCTTGAGCGCGTCGGATGTGACATTGAGCAGCGCCATGTAGCCCGGCGACATCTGCGGCGGTTGCTCGCGCATCGGACGCCCGCCCGGCACATCCGGGTCGGGGTTGTAGGGCAGTCCTGGCGCGTTGTTGACTGCCAGGTTCTTCCATTCGTCGTCGTACCCCGCAATCTGCTTGGCGGTGTACATGAAGGGTGCCGACGGCTGGCTTGCGACCTGCTCGGCAAACGTGGACAGGGCGAAGTTGTTAAGGATCGCCGCATCACGCGAATGCCGCGCCATGCCGTACCACTCATCCTTCCCATCGACGTGCACCAGATCGCCCCAGACCGGCACCAGCGGGATGTATTTGCCCGGCCAGTCGAACGGACCTTCCAGCGTTTCAACCCCACTCACAATCTCGGACGTGACCTTCGTTGTCTCGACATTGCGACGGTCAACCACGGTGATTGGCGGCATCGGCTGCCCGGTCTTCGGATCAGGCGGCGGATTGGCCCAGAACTTCTCATCGAACTCGTCGGCCCATACCACGTCGTCATCCGACAGCAGCAGCAATTCCCGTTTGACCGGCACGACTTGCCAGTATTCGGCAATCTTGATCTCATTCGCGCCGAACCAATGGCGCAGCGTCTCCTCGGCTGACGTGTGGAACGAGATGCATTCCTTGTCCGGCCACCGACGCTTGAACTCTGCCCGGCTGATGTCGTCCTCGACAAACGCGAACTTCGCATCCTGTCGGGTAATCGCACGCGCACCGGGATCAAACCGAATCGAAAACGGATTAACTACCCGCTCAATGCGGATGTCCTGGTCAAAGCTGTCATCGTCCACGTACACGCGGTTGACGCGCAATGCCCCGTAGCCGCAGCTGACCGAGTACATGGCCGCCCAGTCATAAACCGTGTCGGCGTTGGATTGGGACTCGATGTTCTTTATGATGCCCTGCCGAATCTCGGCCAGATCTGTGCCTTCGTCCTTCGTCGCCCGCACCTTGATCGCCGGGGTATTCTGGCGAATGTCGTTGACGATCTGCTTGACCGCTTGCCGCAGTTTGTTGAACTCGTACTTCGGGCGGTCACCGCGCAGGGTGCCGAAGTTGTTATCCCACTGGCTTCCGGCAATCCAGATGAACTTGAAATCGGCGACGGCATCCGACCGGACATCGGATTCCGCGTCCTCGCACGCCTTGAACCGCTCACGCATCAGCGTGAACTTGTCCTCTTTCGTGATCGGAGCTTCGTCGAGAACGGCGTCAGCGGTCATGCGAATGCCGAATTGAACTTAATGGGCTTGGCAACCCCGGCTTGCGGCCAGGTCAGCGGCAGGTCAGGCTCGGCAATGCGAGCCAGCGCATCGAGCATGTCGTCATGCAGGGAAACGGGGAATGGCTTGTATTCCTGCTGTATGAATACGTCCGTCATGTCCTCGACCTTCCCTTCGTAATTGGTGCGGTGTTGCGTGCGTGGCAGGTAGAATCGGCCTTGCTCGAATATCGGAATCAGGCGCTTGATGCGGTCAGCCTTGGATGTCTGTCCGCCCACTTCCTGCACGTCGAAGCGGTAGTTTTCCTGCGCCATGACGAACTTCAGATGCTCGATGTCGGCCATCATTCCGTATTTCTCATACCGCACCTGCTTGGGCTGCCACTTGCGATGCAGCGCCATCACCAGAGCCGCACGCTGCGTCAGGTTCAGCCGGTCGCGCACCATTTCCAGTGCGTAATAGTTGTTGTCCGATCCAAGCCCAATGACCCAGACCGACGTGTAATCGTTGCTCTTGCGCTTCCCGCTGGCTGGATCGACCAGGATGTATTTGTTCGTTCCGGTTGATGCATCGCTGTCGTAAAACCTCAGCCAATCTTCATTGAATCCCTGCGTTTCATCGGCTTGAGGATTCAGCAGCATTTGCGAACCAAACGTGTATGGCCCCATGTTTTGCCGCTTGATGGCCAGAGACTCAGCCGACAAAAAGACAGGCTCACCAGTCACCGTCCCATCGTCCGTGGCGGGATAGATGCGTGGTACTGCGGTCCCTCGGTCCATGACCGTCTTATAGCTGTCGTTGAAGTGATAGCGAGAGCCGATGAATCGCTGTACCCCACCCTCAGCCCCGAGGTTGTAGCTCATCTCTAGCGCCCGTGTAGTCTTTTTGATCATGTCGGCGTTAGTCACCGACTCCTTGACCACCACGTCGTCATAGACCAGTTCCAGGAAGTGCTTGGACGTCGGCTGCCCATCGACCAGCCCCCACGCCTCGACCGTCGCTTCCTTGGGGTTGCCCTTGCGTCTGACGATGATGCCGTCGTCTTCCGACCACTTCGGCGCCTGCTTGCGTGGATCACTCCACAACACATCGGGGAACAGTGCCTGCAGCCGTCGATTCGCCTCCAACTCCTGCTTGATTTGCCGCAGGAAGCCTTTGGCGATCGGTCGCGTGTGGCTGAATATCCCAATCGTCGCTTCGCGTCCGCTCCATTGCGGCAGCGGATCGTCGCCGTGGCTCGACAAGATGTCCTGGATCGACTTGCCGAACGTGATGATCGTTGACTTGTAATGCTCGCGTGCCCACAGGTCCAAGTGCCCATTCGGGCTGGCCTGCACTTCCTCGCAGCGCGCCTTGAGCCACGGGCGATCCATGTCCTTGCGGCCCAGTAGCTCGGTCAGCAGGTAGAACAGGTCAGTGCGTGCCCGGTGTCTCGACTCCTTGCGCTCACTCAACTCCAGCAGCGCGAGCAACTCGCGGTTCTCAGCAGCAGACAAACCCATTGATCAGGGAATCGCAACCCGGCTGCGCATGTATTGGCCCCATCCGTTCATTGGTCCGCCACTCATGCCCAGCTGCCCACGCATGGCGCGGCCGTACTGCATCGCCGGATCGTTGCCGCCTGTCTGCATTGGCGGATACAGGATCGGCGAGTAAGCGTGCGCGGGGTCGTTGCCACTCATCGGGGGAGGCATGTAGGCATGCGACGGATCATTCCCGCCGGTGTACATGCCGCTGGGATTGATGCCGCTGCCGTTGTAGGGGATGGGCTGGACCTGGTTGGCTTGTCCCTGCTGCGGCAACAGCGGATGGTTCAAGTAGCCACCCTGCTGCAATGTGCCGCCCTGCAGCATGGGGCCAGGACCTAGCCCGAGCGGCGTTGGCGGGTTGCC